TTAATTAATCCGTTCATTATATTAAATAATAAGAAAAAAATTATTGTATTATTAAAAAAAAACTTAAAGTTTTGTTAAATATAAATAATTAAATGAGTAAAAGTTCGAAAGAAAAATCGTCCAAGCCAACCAACTTTGAAAGAAAATTGGATAGTAACAATATGCCAAATAGTAAATATGTTGACTTGCTAGAAGAAGATAAACCTATTGCAAATCAAAAATTCACATGTATTTCATTTGTGTCACCAGAAAAAATTATCAAACAAAAGGAGATATTTTACTTTGAAGAATTCCTAAAGAAATGGGATTTTAATAAATCCATGGAAAAATTTGTTCAGTTTTTAAATTATGTTTCGTATAAATATCACTTATCGTTTGATGACCTTTCTAATGACTTCAAGGATTTTGTTAAAGAAGAAAAGAGTAATTTGATTGCAGCATCATCTTTAGAGGATGACTATAAAACATTTTTAGATCACAACGAAGAAGAGCTGGATAAATTATTTGGTATTAATCATAACTTCCAAACAAGTACGAGAGGCATTAAAATACGTGGTGTTTATCCTACAATGGAAGAGGCTGAAATCAGATGCAAGATGTTGAGAGAAATTGATCCAAACCATGATGTTTTTGTAGGTCCAGTTGGTTTATGGATGCCATGGGATCCAGAAGCCTATAAAACAGGGCGTGTTGAATATATGGAAGAAGAATTGAACCAACTCATGCATGAAAAGAAAAAGAATGAGGCTAATGCACAACAAAGTTTCGAACAAAGGGTAAAAGAAAGCAAACAAAAAGCCATAGAAGAAAACATTAAAAACGCTGAAAAGACTGGCAATATTTTAACTCAAAATATTGATGAACAAGGTAATCTTATTGGCATCAATAATGCAAATACAAAAGAAATGTCATTTACAAATAATGATAATGAAAAGGAAATTTCTGTTGCTGACATTCGCGCAGAATTATTTGAAGGTGATGACGTTGTTATGGGAAAGACTGACTATGGTCAAAGTGAGTTAATAAGTGGACCATTTGCTATTCCACCTTTAGAAAAGGTGGAGCCAAAGCAACTTTTATAAAAAGCTGTGCAAAAAATGTTTGGCTCAACCTTTCTCAAAGGTGGATGCTGTACCACTTTTTTGAATAGCGGTGTTGGGCCAAAACCATCAACCTTTGGGAAAGGTTAATTTAATTTTATATTTATTAAAATAAAATTAAATATTCATTTACATTCTGATAATTTACAATACTTTATTTATTATTGTTTTTGTTTTCACGTTTATTTTCATGAGGAAATGCTGTTATATCTTTAATATCTATATATTTTTTTAATTTATCAATAGTATCATTATGTATATCATAAGTAATAAATTTAGCATATTTTTTTGAATTAAAAAATTTCTCAACATCAGAATAGTGTTTTAAAACAAAATTTATAAACCCTTCATCTGTTTTATCCTTTATTAATTCTGGGCTATATTTATGTAATCTTGTATAAAGACCATTCCATTCTTTAAAAGATTTTAATAATTTATCAGGATCGCGCTTATTTAATATGAATATTGAATTTGGATTTTCATAATATAATTGTTTATAATCCACTAGCTGGGGCCAATAACTACATTCACGTTCACATATATCCATTTGTGTTATACAATCTGTATCATTAAAGTCATTTAATAATGGTTTTCCCTCTAATTTATTTTTTTTTATTAAACTTCCTATGTATTCATTATTTTTTTTCCAATGAAAAGTAGTCAAGTTTAATTTCTTGAATAACTTATTAAATGAAGTTGTCCCTGCTTTCGAAAAACCTATTAGTATTATCATAATATCTATATACATATGTATATATTATTTATTTATAAATTCACCATTTTGTTTTCTTAACACTGATTTTCTGACCATTTCCTCTTTTTTTATTCGCATTCGGATCATATTTTTCGCCTTCATCCTCATCAGAATTATAATTTTTAGATAATTCCCAGAATTCTTTTGAACCTAATCGGAAATCGTTATGATTTTCAGCTTTATACCAAAATACCTGGTCTTGTAACTTATTTGATTTAACATTATTATTAATTACTAAACATTCGTAATTTTCGGTACATTGATCCATGACTTGGCAAAACGACTCAAACGTTGGAAACATACCTGCATAGTTATCGTAAATACGTCTTCTATTTGCAATATAGTTCTCTCTTAATATAAATACGTAGTCAATATTTGTACGAAGCGTAGGAGGTATACCCAATGGATACTGCATAGTAATAATTAACATTATCTTCCAATGCCTGCCGTTCATAAAAAGAAGTCGCATCATTTTATCTCGTGCCCATGTATTATCATATAAACAATCATCTAAAATCACAAATGCACGCGGATCGATAGTTGTTCTTTTATATGTTTCCATTTCTTTTTTAATTTGTTTTAGAACATTCCGCTGCCTTTTTAATATATTCTCAATAATGGCTGTATTGTACTCATTGTGAATAAATAATCGTGGGACCATTTTTCCGTAAAACCCGTTGCCTTCTTCTGTTCCTGAGATCACCGTTCCAATTGGTATATCTTGCTGATAATAAAGGAGATCTCTTACCAAAAAACTTTTACCAGTGTCACGCTTACCAATGAGCACAATAACAGGTCCTTTTGATTCATTGGATTTGAAACTAATACTTTTCATGTCAAATTTTTTTAATTCTAAAGTCATTGTTATTATTTAACTTACAAATTTTATTTTTTTCTGTTTTACGAATTCTTCAACTTTTAGAAAAAGTTGAGCAAAATCCTTTGGTTTAACCTTTATCACTTTTTTGAAAGTTGTTTTGGATACACCTTTCCCAAAGGTGGATTTCCCAAAAGTCAAAGGTTTGGCTCAACCTTTCCCAAAGGTGGAAAAAGGTGGATAAATAAGTTAAAAAACTATATTATTTAATATACTAAATACCTAATAATATGTCCGCCACTATTTCCACCAATCCTTCTGTATTTTATCAAAAAAGGAAAAATACTGAGCTTTTTAAAAATTTAGAGAAACCAGAAATACTTTTTCTCTCCAAACCTCAAAACTATATTCCAATTTATACCCGATTTTTCTCATTAAATGAAACAAACTTTAACAATATCAATTTGAACCATAACTATTATTTGCATAATATCAAAAGTAAAATAGACCCATCAAAAAATTTATTTCAGTGTAAAATTAAAAACATTAAAAATGATAAAGTGAAAGACAAAAATATCTTTATTAAACTAGCTCCATTATTAGACCCTTTTAAGTTTTTAGTTGGTAAATATAACAATTTAACAGATGAAAAAATATGCGGTTTACCTTCTTTAAATTTATCTGATAATTTTTGTCATGATAAAATATTAGATGTAAATAATTCAGCATATGTCGACGGGTTTTTTGTCTATCTAACATCCATTCTAAAAAATGACTTTAAATTTAATCACGGTCTTGACTATTATGGATCTTTTATGGGTATTAAAAATAACTATGTTTTAAATATTTTTGATGATTTAGAGTACTTGAGTAATTCTGATTTTTTCAATAAAAACAAAAACGTTCTTTTTAAAATTGACGACTATACACATTTATTCAAAAATGAAAAGCAAAAATTAAAGAGTATTAAAATCAATTATAATTCTTCTGCAAAATCCGAACTTACGATTAATTCGATTAACAATGAAATTTATGATAATTTATTTGTTGAAACAAATAGTATAGAGAGAAAAAATGAACAATCATACTGCATTGATAATATTGATGCTTCTGATGTTTCCGATTTTGAACTTGAAAACGAAAATTTTGATAACCATACAAAAATCACTACACTAAAAACTAGTTCTACATGTTCATCAAGAATTTCTTATACAAATAGTGAATTAAGCAATGATGATATCAATAACAGTTCCGAATATGACAGTAAATACGATGATGGTGAAGACGACGATGAATGTGAAAGCGACAATGAAGTTGGTAATGACAATGAAAGCGAATATGAGAGCTTTGACAGTGAAGACGATGTTTCATCCGTCGAAGAAGAAGAAATCAATGCTACAATTAGCAAATTTCCTGTACAGTTGATTTGTATGGAAAATTGCGAGAGAACCTTTGATGAACTTATTTTTAAGAATGAATTAAGCAACGATGAATGGTTGTCCGCATTAATGCAGATTATCATGATTTTAATTACATATCAAAAATCATTCTCATTTACTCACAATGATTTACATACAAATAACATTATGTACAACGAAACATCCAAAAAATTTATTACTTATTGTTACAATAAAACAGTGTACAAAATACCCACATTTGGCCGCCTTTTTAAAATCATTGACTTTGGAAGAAGTATTTATAAATTTCAAGGTAATGTATTTTGCAGTGATAGTTTTCAAGCAGGTAAT